GAAAGAGAACTTCTTATCGGTGAGTCCGGCAGTTGATTCCGGGGGGCAACTAGTTGATCTCTCGACGATAAAGAAAGATGATTTAGAGAATCATTTCAGTGAGAGGGTAAACCGGGCATTGATGGGAGCGACGAGGGAAGTACTACCATCTGGCATGGAGAAGTACACTGGGGGGGATTCTGGGGCGACGCTTGTGTTTCTTGGGTGGAGGATGAGGCCGATAAGAGACGCCAATATGACTCTGGAGGAGTGGTACAATCTCCGTGTAGTACCGAAGTATTCCAAGTCAGACAGGGAGCAAGAATATCCTGAAACGATAAAGGATGCGCTAAGTTTCAGTGAAGCGAGGGCGTTCTTTGACCTTGAGTCTACCGAGGCGATGCTGTTGGATACTATGGGAACCATCTCTCAGAATGAAGTAGGCACTCATGATGGGATGGTAAGGGTGTACAAACTCGCCCAGGTAGGTAGGAAGTACATTTGTTTTACTGACCCTTCTGATGGCAAGGACGACCCGTTTGCTTTGGTGGTGATAGACGCAAAGACAGGCGAGGGGATTGCCACAGCGCACGGGAAGGTTCCGGCTGAGGAATGTGCGGCGATTCATGATGAGGTAGTAAGAGCTTACAACAATGCGTTCAATTCTTTTGAGGTGAACGCCAATGCTGGCGGGAAGTTTCAGGATGCTATCAGGGACCTAAAGACGCCAAATGTACTCCCGAGAAGGAGTCCTGATGGCAAGATTGTGAAGGAGAGGATAGGGCACTATATGACTCCGCAGCACAGGAAGAACATGCTCTGGGGGCTAGAAGAGGCGGTGAGGAGACGGCTGATTATCAATCATGACAGAGAGGCGACGAACGAGTTCAAGGCGTTTCTCTTACCGGAAGGGGAAGAGCCGAGAGCGACGAGGGGGGCGCACGATGATTTTGTGATAGCGTGGGCTGGGGCATGGTGGTACAGGAAGTTTGCTCCGGTGGGAGAGGTAGGTGTATATTCTGCCAAGTACAAATCATGATATAATGACGGAAGAGGGGGCTTAGGCTCCCTTTTGCGTTAGGAGAAGCGGATGGACGTAAAGGACATCAGGGAACTCAAAGAGCATTACGTTAAAGACCTCTATAACAGTGTTCGTGCAGAGCAACGAACTGACCAGACCTATCGTGATGACACCTTTGTTGTTCCTCAAGTACAAGCTCCTCATAAGATTTTCCGCTCAGGGCTAGGGGCCAGGATGGTAGATGCTCCTGCCGAGCAGATAGTCACGTCCAATCCGCAGGCGTTTGTTGAGTGTACCAGGAAGGACACAGCCGAACATATCAGTGCCGAACTCAATAGTTGGTTAGATTATCTCCGCCATCAGAACCCCAATCCATTCAAGGAAACCATCAAGAACATGCTGGGTAGGGGGGAGACGTATATTCAGACTCTACACAACCAGGAATGGATAGGCAATCCTCCGAACCGGAATGGCATTCCTATCAAGTTTGTTGTTCCTGACCCGATGGTTGTCTATGGGTCTCCTGAAGAGGATGATAGGGGTATTCCAAAAACGGTTATTGTCTTCTATCAGCGCCAACTTCATGAACTCATTGCCAATTACGCCACCTGGACTAATCCAAAGAACGGAGGAAGGAATAAGCGCTCCGAGTGGATGGAATACTGGAGTTCTGATGAGAGATACTTTGAGGCAGACGAAGAAGGTGTTTTAGGACCGCAGCAGAACGTCTACAGGTTCCCGCCGTTTGTAAGGCGGTATAGTGGGTTTGGGAGACGGTCTCCTGATGGCAAACTGGAAGATATGATTGTCAGTGACCTGAGATTTTGTAGGGACCTGATTTTGGAAGAATGTATTCTCAGGAGTGACATATCGTCCACGTTCCATCTATTTGCCCATAAACCCATGAACCTGCTTATACCGGACAGTGCAGGGGAAGTCGATCCTAAAAAGATTGCCGACAGCATCAGTCTAGGATCATATGACTTGAACGTGATTCGTCTCCCAGAGGGTTCTCAGTGGAAGGAAGCGTTCGAGAATCTGAGTCCTGACGAACAGATGATAAATTATCTCTTCAGCATAAGGGCTGAGATCAATCAGAGAAATCCTCTCATTATGGCCGGCAATCCGTTCGGAGCTTCTGGCAGGCAACAGGATATGTCTGCTATGTCGGGGATGAAGAGGTATGATACTGTCATTGAGAATGCTGAGACTGCATGGGCGACAGCGTTGGAGATGGGTCTCAGGATTTGCTCTCAGATTCCTACTCTCAGGCCGGACGGTATCAGAGCAGAAGACCTTGATAGAGACTATAAGATTACAGTCAGACTCAGGGCGGATGACCCGGCAGAGAAGGATAGACTTTCCACACTGGGAGATAGACTCTGGAACGGTGGTAATGGGGCGATTGACTTGAGGACTAACCTGATTGAGTACCAGGGCAAGAGTCAAGATGAAGCGGAGCAAATCATTGCCAACATCCTGGTGGACAACTTGACTCTGTTCAACCCTGACGTGGCTGCTGTAATGGGAATGATGTTCGCTGAGGAATCTGGTATGAGCCAATTCATAGAACAGGCCCAGCAGGAAGCTGCGATGAAACAGCAACAGGGGAAAGCCCTTCAAGAGACGCCCAATGCTAGTGCTCAACAGAGGACTCAGGGTGAGGTGAGAACGGGTATCGGCAGAGAGATGATGGATATGGCACTGTCATCCAAAGGGGCTAGACGGCCTCCGGCCCGTTATACACAGCAATGAAACTGACGATTCAAGAGATGGCGCAGGATGAACTAGCACGTAGGAGAGACCTCGTGCGTGCTACGCTTGCGGAACAGTTCAAGGGAAGAAAGCCATACCGGCAAGACCCTGTGTCAAACGAAGAAAGGCTTGTCTGGTACAACGACTTGAATCAGGATGATGTGATGTACCTCGTCGAGAAGCACGGAAGGGACGCCGTGAATCAGGAGATCATGGGGTGCGAGCAGATCAAGAAGCGGAGGGGACTATGACTACCGGAAGAGTACCTTTTATAACCTATGAGATTGTCATTGCATATATGAAGTCTCAAGGATATACCGATGCCCAACTGAAGAAGATGGTTACTCGTGAGAACTACCAGCAATTCATTACTCCTGCGATGTATCCTCAAGCGATACAGGCCGAAAGCGCTAGGCAGCAGATAGGGCCAAGAGACCCATATGCCGAATGGATTGGTTCATTCCCTCAAACTCCTACTGCGGAAGTTACAGAAGAACCTGCTCCTGCGACTCCAGTAATGGGACTAGGCCAACCGGAAGTAATGTCTATGGGTGGATATGATGTGCTGGTTACAAGGGATGCCTCTGGTAATATCCTTGACATTCAGTCTCTTGGCCGTACCGTTACCCCTGAAGCCTTTCCGTCGGATGTGAGAATCATCGAGACGCCCGCAGGACGATTTGCTGTTCCTGTCGATGCTCAGGGAAACCCTGCCGGTAATATGACCTACATAGGCCAGGAGGCGGAAGAGGCGGCTGGCCCGCTATCCTACGCAGCCTATCGACAGCAGATACTTGGCGAACTTTCTCAACCGGAAGACTGGATTTCCCGTTGGATGGCGGGACACGCTATCAATCAACAGCAACAGAGGGCGGGAATAGGTGGAGCGATTCGCCGTATGGAGCAGTCAGGTCAAGCCCTGTGGGAAGAGACTCAGGCTGCCCCTCAGACTATGCCCGCTCCTCCTGTCCCGTCGGGTGGGCCTATGGGAGGGCCTATGGGGGAAATCGGTGGGCAAATGCCTCAAGGTGAAATGGCCAACCCCGAACGGTTGAAGCTGGAGGCAAAACTAGCCGCCGCTCGTGCCAAATACGCCGAGGCCCTTCAGCAGCAGCAGGAAACTGAGGCTCTACTGGCCGCTCAACCACAAACCGCACCTGCGCCTCCGTGGTTGTCCAGGTTTGCCCCATCTCAGACAGCAGGGCAGCCTATCTCAAAACAGAACATCAGGACTCCCAGTGCCCAACAGTGGGGTGCTACTCCGTCTTCTCAGAGAGCAGGGCTTGGGGGATACATGGAATGGACAGGAGGAAGGAATCTGGCAGACCTCTTGTCCCACATGCAGACTATGCTCCCAGAACAGCCAGGGGGAGCAGGTAGAGAACGGTGGGCACCAGCTATCCAGAGGAGATAAATGCCGATAGCATGGATTCCACGTAATATCCGTTTCCGTGAGGAACTGGCAGAAACCATTGCTCGCCTGGAGAAGGTAGAAGGCCCTAAACCCCCTGAAGAAGAGCAATGGACTCCGTCTATACAACCACGGCAGCAGATACAACCTGTAGAGCTTGCTGGCCCTCAACCACAACAGGTGGTATCACAAGCGCCTGTATCCGTTGGTCTCCCTGGCCAAGCGCCAGTTCAGCCACAACAGGCTGCGGTTGCCCCACTCACTCCGAGACAGGCATTGGAAGAGATTACCCCTGAACCAATAGAACCGAAACCGTTCTGGCAGAGGGCATTGGAGGCATTCAGTGCTCCGTTTGAGTTTGTGCAGGAAAAGCTCCTGAACCCTGCCTTGAGTGTTATTCTTGACCCAGCCGTGCCTAATCTTCCCAGACAACAGGGCGAGGCGTACATTGATTGGAAGAAGAGGTCATGGGAGGCATGGAAGGCTCCTGGCGTAGATATTCCCTTGCCGTGGGGGAACTGGAGGGTAGACCTCAAGGGAATCGCAGAGTTCGCGCCCTGGCTACTTATTCCTGGTGCTGGTCAGGCCGGCGGAGGACTAATCAAAGGTGCTGCTGGTCTTGGTCGCGTGGCCGGGCCTGTTGCTAAGGCGCTGGGTTATGGTATCAAGTATTCCCCCTGGGGATTGGCAGAGAAGGCCACTGGAGTTGTTCTCGGTAAAGCAACGCAAGGAATCTTCAAGGGCTTCGATAAGGCATCGCAGTCCGTGGGCAGGAAGGTGTTCGGCGAGTATGTGGGGAAGGAAGCCCCCCCTGCTGTCCGCATTTTCACGCAGTTCCTCACTGAATCCGTTGGGCCAAGACTCGGTGGGAAGAAGGGACCTCTCGCTGTCGTCAGGTCAAAAGCCGCTGCCAGGTTACGCGAAGTTCGTAAGACTACCGGACTGTCTGCCGAAGAGTTCCAGAAGGCACTCAATAAGGCCCGCTTTGGTGCGGCTGACTTCCCAACTGTACCTGCTGTGGAAACGGCAAAGATTACCCGTGAGACCTTCGATGAGCTGACCGGCATTCTCAAGAACTCTGGCTTGAGAGAGTTTGAGATGGGCAGGGCATATGACGCTCTGAATAAACTTGTTCTCAAGGGCGGGGTGCTTCCAACCAAGTCTGAGATTAGACTTATGGGAAGGGCGTTTGGAGATGACTTCGCTCGTGCTGCGGGCGAGTTCCTGAAGCAACCCCGTGGCGTTCGAGCCTGGCTCGATGCCGCCAATGCGCCTCGTGCTCTTCTCGCGTCATGGGACTTGTCAGCAACACTCAGGCAGGGACTCATTCTGGGACTGAGGCAGCCCATAGAAGCGGCCAAGCTGTTCCCGAAGCAACTCAAGGCGTTTGCTTCCGAGAAGTGGGCACTGGAGTTCGATGATGCTCTGCGGGCAAGTCCTCTCTTTAACGAGTTTGTGAGTAACGGGGGGTACTTCGCACCTCTCCGTGAAGCGGCCAAACTCGGTATGAGGGAAGAAGCCTTCATGTCAAAACTTGCTCAGAGATTCCCAATGGTCAGAAGATCGGAACGGGCCTATATCACCTATCTGAATGGACTCAGAGTGAACTCCTATGAGAAGATGGCCCCTGTCTGGCGAGCACAGGGGGCTAGTAACGCTGAAGTGAAGGGACTAGCCCAGTTCATCAATGTTGCCACAGGCAGAGGGCATCTTCCTACGAATCTGGAGAAGTACAGTCCGCTAATGAATACTCTACTGTTCTCTCCCAGGCTTCAGTTGTCCCGCCTCCAACTTCCCAAGATGCTGATGTCAAGCAATCCTTACCTCCGGAAGGAAGCGGCAAGGGCTATCGCTACCTTTGTCGGAGCAGGCGCTACTGTACTATCCCTCGCCGCCCTCCATCCAGAGTGGACTGTTGAGTGGAAAG